GGCGAAGTTAAAGGGCAGAAGGTTTGTGACCATGAGCGAGTCCGACACGGCGGGGAAGCTGGATGAAGCCACGATAAAGCAGTACACTGGCGGCGAGGACATTACAGCCCGTGAGTTGTACCAGTCCGCTATCACCTTCAAGCCCCAGTTTACTATGTGGCTGTCCTGTAATGACCTGCCCTCTGTCAAGGACAAGTCCCTGTTTGCGTCTGACCGTGTGCGAGTGATTGAGTTCAACAGACACTTCACGGACGCAGAACAGGACAAGGGCTTGAAGGACTACTTTGAGTCCCCGGAAGCCATGAAGGGTATCTTCACATGGTTGGTGGCAGGCTACTTCAAGTACCGCAGGTTTGGTCTAGCAATGTCCGCTGACATGAAAGCCGTGGTCAAACAGTATGAGAGGGACAACGACCTGGTTCTACAGTTCCTTGAAGAGCGGTGTGAGAAGCAGGATGAAGGGAGTACCAGGGCGAAAACGCTTTATGACCAATACAAAATCTGGTGCAAGAGCAATGGTTACTACGTGTGCAGCATGAAGAAGTTCAACGCAGAAGTGACCGCACACCCGGAGTGGTACGACCAGAAGGGCGTGACCAATGGTGTGACCGTGTACCGTGGTATCGTGCTGAGAGCGGTATAGGAGGTGTGCAATGACTGTTAAAGAAGCTGTAGCTTTCATCTGTAATTCGCAGGGCATAACTCTTACACAGTTCGCAGAACGGATGGGACTGGACAAAAGCACGGTAAGCCGTAGCCTGTCCCGGCGTGACGGTATGGGTCTGCGAGTGGAAACGCTGGTCAAATGGATGGAAGAGTCTGAGTATCAGATAGTTCTTCAATCGGCAAACAACGATGACGAACTGATAATTGACGGTGAACCTGAGGAATAGTTGTACGTTTGTGCAACACGTTATATAACTTCTCTTAGTAGAGAGAATACTAAGAGAAATTATAGACACTGTTGTATAATTGTGCAACACGCAGAAAGGAGCAAGATTTTATGGAAAGCTATGTCGAAAGATGGGCGAGAGAACAGAAGGAAGCCCAGGAGAAGCAGAAAGCCCAGAAGGGCAGAAAGAAGAAGCAGAAGGAGGTAGAGAACGATGGGGAGAACACCCGGAGCGAAGGACAAGCAGCCCAGGCAGAAGAGAGCGGACGCACAGACTCCTAAGGGAATTGTGGCGGCGCAAGACCCTGGGTTGGAGGTTGGGTATAACACCCGGAAGATTACCTTCATGATGGCTATTCTTCCTACAGAACCTCTTGACCCTAACGATGTGCCAGAAATGGAGAGAAGGTTCAACAGGTATCTTCAACTGTGTGCAGAGTGGGATATGAAGATTGGCAATCAGGCGGCGTATGCGGCTATTGGAATTAACAAAGATAACGTGTATGACTGGACTGTAAGGCGAGAAGCGAACCCCGCCCGTGCCGATTTCCTAAAAAGAGTGCAGAAAGTTTGTGCAATGTACCGGGAAGGTTTGATGGAGGACGGCAAGGTCAACCCTGTCACGGGTATCTTCTGGCAGAAGAACTATGACGGCATGAAAGACCAACAGGAAGTCGTGCTGACCCCGAACACTAACCCCCTGGGAGAGCAGAAGGACGCAGAAGCACTACAGCAGAAGTATCTTGAAAACACCTACGGCATTACAGAACTGCCAGAAGGGGCAGAAAGCCCCGCTGCCCTGCCAGAAATCGCAGAAGGGCAGAAAGCAGAAGTCCCGAAAAGTCGCAGAAGGGCGCAGAAAGCCCCCACGCCCGACAAGTAACAACGTCCCTCCACACTCACCCCGGCATGGTCTACCTTGGCTGTGCTGGGGTGCTTTTTCTGCCCTCCCAGGGCGGGACGGTCTGCGGGTCTGTCTGGGGCTGTGTGCTGTCATGCCCTCTCTGCGGCTCTCTGCGCCCCGCTGACGGGCTTTTACGCCCTGGGTAGTATAAGAATACCCCCGCAAGCTAAAACCGCTCAGAGGGGGCTTAAAATAGCTTGTAGGGGCATAGGGCAAAAAGTAACCCCGGCAGGCTGTGAACCTGTCGGGGCTGTGAGGGGTCTAAAACAGCTTGTAGCGGGGGCGGGTGTGCTTCCAGTAGTCAACCAGGCGTTGCACCTCTGCGGGGTCTATCATGGGGATATTGTAAAGCGTCAGCCCCTCAGGGGTCATATAATAGCCCTGACCATACCGGGGGAGTAATTCACACCCTGGAACGCCCAGTATATTTCTGCTGTCCTGCCTGCTGCGTGTCCTGAGTCCTACCCTGCTATCAAAATTTACCTTTATCGGGGTAGGAATGACGGCTGACAGAGGGCATTGCGTAGCGGCTATAACATGGACATTTGCCGCCCGTCCTATCTGACATAGACGCTGTAAGAGGGGCTGAACCTGTCTTTTATTCGTGGTCATGAGGTCTGCAAGTTCATCTATGACCACATAGACCGCCCCGCCCGTGTATTTCTTTTCGTGCCTGCGTTGCATTTCCCGGTATCTGTTTTCTGTCAAGGTCATAGCCGTTTCCAGGGCTTGCACCATGTCCCCCGGTTCACTGGCATACTGCAATGTGTGGGGAAGGGGCTTGAAGTCTACCAGTTCAACCCGTTTCGGGTCTATCAAGATGAATTGCACACGGGCGGGGCTATTATAAAGGGCGGTGTGCATGATACCGTTTATGACTACGCTTTTACCGCTGCCAGTAGCCCCGGCTATAAGTAAATGGGGCTGGGTCAGCATATCCCGGTAAAGGGTCTTATACTCCCCCGTGGGAGTCGTGTAAATGGCTTTCAAGGGCTTGTTTCCTCCTGTCTGTGAAATCAGCCCCGGCAGGCTGTAAACCCGTCCGGGGCTGTGTGTTACTGTCCTATATAGCTGTAGTCGTATTCCTCCACGGTTTCCAGTGTGGACGCTGTAGGGGCTTTCCCTGTGAACCTGTCAACCGTTCTCACGGGGAGATAGTAGGACGTATAACGCCCGGTAGCCTGTCCCCTGAGGTTGTAATACTCAAAGGCGTTCAACTGGCTTTCAAAGGTTGCAGCGGCTTTCCCGCTAATGCTGGTTTCAGGATACCAGGGATGACCGGGGCGCAAGTTGCAGGGGCAGAGGATGACACGCAAGCCGTTGTTGTAGGCTCTCCGGGCGGCGGTCTTGGTTACACGCTTGAAGGTGTACCCGCTTTCTGTGTATCTGTATTCGTTCATGGTGTGAACCTCCTATATTAAATTTACTGTTTCCAGACCTCCCAGGGCTTACACCCTGGGAACGCTTGCGCCCTAACTGGCTATTTATACCCGGCGCAACGGGTGTTATACAAGCTGTGCTAATGTACTGTTACGGGCTGTAATGGCGTACAGTGTACCGCTTTCATCTTGGAGTAATGCACCATTCAAACCATACACCCCAGAGGAAACGCCTACGGTTGTTAGACTGTGCGCTCTGTGTAGGGCTTGCGCCTGTGTAAAGCTGTAGTTGGTAATATCCAGGGCTGCGCCCGTTCTAACATAGTCTTTTATGGCTCTCTGCGTGTACTTTCTCATTACTTACACCCCCTCACCAATTCCCGGTAAATAAGGGAAGTCAACAGGCTTTCAGCGGCTCTTTCATCGAACCGGGCTTTCTCGCTTTCGGTTTCTTCCAGGACTGCGCCCAGGTCATCAACTGCGCTACGGTTGTAATAGTAGCAGGTATCTAACACACTGGGTAAACCCTGCGCCCAGTCTGTAAAGCGGTCGCTTTCACTCATACGGGCATACGCTCCAACCGGGGCTTTTTCGCTGCGGAATGTGGAGAGGATAAAAGCGGAGATTTCCGGGAACTCCTGGGGCGGGTTCTCTGTGTAGTTCTCTGGGGTGAAATGGTTCACGATGTACGCCCGGATATTCTCACGGGCTTGCTTGCTATTGGTTTTTAACATTGTGTGTACCTCCTGCATATTCATTCATTCTTCAATGGTGAGGGATTGCAAGCCCACGAACTGGGGCGGGGTGCTATCACTCTTGCTTTCATGCTTACATTATATCATGCTTAGATGAAATGTCAAGAGGAAATTTCACGTTTACATGATATTTTTTTCGGGGCTGTCTGCCTGTCCTGGGAACGCCTGCGCCCGGTCTGCCCTGCTGCCTGTCCTGTGCTGTCAGGTCTGGGACGCTGGGACGGTCTGCGGCTGTCCTGGGACATGACCGGGGGGCGGGGGATATGACCCCCGGCAGGGCGGGGCGGGTGAGTGTCGAATGTACCGCAAAAATAAAAAAGTTGGTTCAATCCGTAGAGCAAGTAGAGTATTTTCGCATTTTGCTATAAATTCTTCTTAGTAGACCCTCTTATAAGAGAAGTTTGGTGAAAATCAAGATTTGCTCTACTTGCCCTACTCTGAAAAATCCGCAAATTTCAAAAAGGCTCTTGACAATATCACGAATGTATAATATAATGCAAGCATGAAATCCATTAAGGAGGTTTTGAAATGCAAGCCAATGAGGTTATCAAGGCTCTT